AGTCGAGCCATAGCCCGTTCGGTCAATAATGTTGGCTATTGCTGTCTCGCCGCGAGGAAAACTCAGTTGCGGTGACGACCCGACTGCACCAACCTCATCCAGCATTTGTCCAGACATACTTTGCCAGCCCATAGACCCACCCACGGCCTCGCGCTGTGTTATCGGATCACCTGACATCGGGATGGGCGTAGCCTTAGAACCAAGAGAGTCACCATCAGTCATCGTGGTGCGTTCTTTCACCTCCGGCTTCAACTCAAACCGCACGCTCCCGTATTGGTCTACTGACCTTATGTTCGGATTGTCAAAAGCGACGAAACCGTAAACGGGACGCAGGTTCGGGTCGAGGTTCGGGTGCAGGTCGTGGGACGCGAACTCCTCACGACGACGCGCCTCGTGATTTACTGCGCCGTTTGACGTATTAGTCTCAAAGACCGTATCGAACTCGCCCTTATCAAGTATTCGTGCGGCGTGAATAGGTTCGGCTGCGACGAAGACCGTTCCCTCGCTGCGGATAGTCTCAAAGTAATCCACGAGATCATCTTTCTGTCCATCAGTAAGTTCAGCGGCTCGCCTAAACTGCTCGTCCTGTCTTTTCTCGCGAATGACGTGCCCGTCAATAACCGCTCGTACATTCGCCTCAACAACGGAGTCAGTAACATCCCTCGGCAACCCAAAACTACCCGGCGTCTCACGAATCTCACTACGGTCATCCAGCGAGAACATTTGCCGCTCAGCCCGCGTGAAATCATTCTCCGCGAATCCGAACTCACTCGGATTTTCTATGACCTTCGGTAAATCAGACAACTTGATATCCGACGGTTCCCCCGACGCAGCCGAGTCCGCGATGCGAGAAGCACGGTCTGAATCGGTCTTGCTCTCCCCACCTAAGAGGGAGGACACCATAGTCATGCTCTGTAAATCTTCTTCTGTGAAACCGTATGCCTCAGGGTCTTGCCTAATTTCTTCGAGTTCAGCCATTGTGATTGCCCCAGCGCCACCACTTCTTGACCAATTACCGTGCGACTGCTGATCATGGCTGCCCTGCTGATGCTTGACGACGGAGTTGCGTGGCTTTATCCAGTCTGCGTTGTCGTCGTCGTTGTCGATGTTTATGACAATGTCAGCGGCCTTGAACAATGAATCAAAAACCCACATATCGTCTACACTCTCGCTCGCCACCACCTGAGCATCGAAAGATGAGCCAATCGTGACGAACTCTTGCTCATTGTAAGCGCCGACTCCCGTCAGAGGGGTAGACAGAATCTTGCTTGAAGGGATTGTTGCTTGCATCACGACTGCGGGTGATTCGGCGTCGGTTGCCCGGTCACGCGCAAAGAAACCCGCCGTTGTCGAGGAAATTGACCATGAACTCATAGGCCGTGTCTGCACCGTTACCTCAGCCGCTCCTCCTTCTTCCCTTGCCGCCAGTCCGGCCTCCACTAGAGGGTCGGTCTTTGCACGGGTCGACCCGCGCCACAAAACAACCTCATCTGTTCCCTTGAGGAACTCTTGCGTCTCGTTGTATTGCTCGCGAACGAACCTCTGTAACACCGGCTGCGACGTCCTAAGAATCTCATCTTTGTCGAGACGAACCCTTGTAGTCATTTTCCACGGAGCAGCACCTTTGACATCGAACTCGGCAGCCGCCGCCTCTTGCAGAGCAAGCGATACAGGGTTATTCCCGTTAGACGTAGCAGCCCAATCTCTCAGGAACTCCGACGCTACTACCTCGCGGGCATATTGTTCCGCTAACTCCGAACCAAGGGGTGCTGCTTCCCTACCCTTCCATGCTGCTATTCTCTGTTCACTTACGAAGGTCAATCTCCCCTCCGCGACAAATACCCGATCAACAACTTGATCATGGTCGCGTGTTCGATACCAGCCTTTATTCTCGTCTTGCACCCATATTTCAGCGGGATAGGTTGGAAGATCACCCCGTCTAGCCCCTTGGTATTCCGTGTAATTTTGGAACCCGCCCGTTGCGTACTTCACGTCCAGATAAGTATCCTGATCGATAAATTCAAGGGCCTCAGCCATTTCCATAGCAGGAACGTCAGACATTCGCGTCGCTATTCTTCTCGCTACTGCCGCCTTCAACTGACCAGCACCATCACCTCCCTCGGCTGTCGCGAAATACTCAAGTTCGAGAGTGTTTTCCATGTATTCCTGAGCAGCCCAACCGAACTGCTCCGTTCCCTCAAGCGTGACAGGCGCACGTCCTGTCGCCCACGCTCCGTGAGTTTTCTGATCATGCGAACCCTGTTGATGCTTCACGACAACGTCAGACACCATCTCGATACTCTCGATCGCCTCAGTCTCCAACTCATCCAACCTGTCAATCCACGGCTGCATGTTCTGACTCGGCAAGCCCGTCAAGTCCCGCGTCGGCGGTATCAAGACAGCCGTGCAACGACAATTCGGGTGAGCAGGCGGCATCGAGCGACCATTATCGAAAACACCATTCCACGGGACACGAGTACCATTCAACGGCGCACACTCGTCACACGGAGGCCCATAACGGCTCGTAGCCAACGCTGTACGCCATTCCTTCTCAGACCGAGGGTCCACCAGCCCCAAACTTTCTGTCGCCTCCCACGACGTTTGGCGGGCGTAGTTTTGAGCCTGCTGAATCTCCGTCCGAGCGATCATCTCAGCGCGACGCCGGATCAGTTTCTTCCGATACCGCTCAGTCATCCGGTCAGCCGTCGCCTGCGCCTGCCGCGAACTCATTCCCTCCCTGACAAGACGCACAAGATTCTTCTCATTGAACCTCTCAACAGCCCTCGCCCACCGTGGATGCAACCCCACAATGTGACGCAACGTGCGAGCGGTCTCATCCACCGTTCGAGGCTCCGTGAACGCACGAGTGATCACCTCACGGATCGCCAAACGATTCGACTCGTCGATCTGCCGCACCAAAGTCGCCGACCTCGTGCTTGCGTAATCCGTTGCCCGTTGACTCACGAAACGGAACATGCGATCAACCGGCTCCTTGATGAAGAACTGCACATCCGGCGCTTCCACCATCTCCGGCGTCGGGATGATGATTCCGCTTGGCAACACTTCCCCCACATAATTCAGGTCAAGGAACGGGCTATTACCCGTCCGGGGAGCGTTCCGTATCACCTTCCGAGACTCAGAGGCCGCCTGATCCATCACCACGTCCCGCAGCGTGTCGTCGATCAGCACGTTCAAGTTGTCAATGTTCACGTCGTTCAACAACTGTTCAAGCAAGTCAGGGTCAAGATTCCTGATCGCCTCGGCGTACTGCTCCACCTCGAAAGCAGATGAAAGGGTGTTCATCGTCGACACCAGCCGGTTCACCAGCCGACTCTCCGTCGGCGTCAACGGGACAGCAGGAGGGCCGCCCCCCGGTTTGCGCCGCTTACCCCCAACTGTGAGCGCCACCGTTTACTCCTCCGGCTCGTCGGCCCCCGCCTGCTCCGGCGCTCTACCACCGAACGGCGGGTTACCACCGGGGAACGCAGGCTTATCAGGAACGATACCTGTTCGCTCCGCGACGATACGCTGCTGAGGCGGCAAAGCCATGAGAGCGCGAGCCTCCTCCTCAGACATCACGTCCGTTCCCGTTTCCTCAATGTTGTGGTTAGCCGGAGGCAACCCAGCGATATCCCGCAAGTGATCTTCCAGACTCGGGTCAGGGGCGATAACACCAGCGGTCGTCATCTTCGACACGAAGTCCGCGATCTCAGTCAAGTCGACGTGAGCGACCTCGCTGTATTGCAAAGTTGGGCACCTGTTCGCGTCCATCCCGTTCAAGCGAAGCAACCGAGGGATCGCGTGCTGATTCACGGTATCCGCGATCGTCTTCGCGATCGAGTCAACTGACATCGACCACAAGTCCATCTTCGTCGAGCCGAGCGCGAACGATCCAACTCGATCCTGACCCAACAGGATGAAGTCAGACAGCACGCTCATCGCGATGCGTTGATCAAGCCGCGTGATCACCTTGTCGGTGTCGAACTGACGGGAACCACCACTCGACATCAGTTTCAAGTCGAACAGGGGCTTACCGGAATCGTCATACATTTGCGGGAAAATGATTCCCTCGTTCTCGTTCCTCTTGATTGAGGTGACGATCTCCTTGATCGACGCTAAGACGGCCTGCTGCGCCGTCGTCGCGGCGCTCGACAGGTACTCCGGTGGGACGTAAGCGATCGGCAAGCCCGCGAGGTCACGCTCAATACCGATCGCCTCGATCTCCTCGATACGACGCTTGAACCACCACGGGCGGTAAGCGTTACGCAACAGCGAGCGGCCCTCAGGGTTGTTCTTCGACGCCGTCGTGCGGAACAACAGAGCCTTCTGAATCGGGATGTCAACTCGACCGTGCCCCGTGTACGGGTCGACCTGCTGCAACCCTTGAATACCGCCGTCCTCATCGAACGTCCACAGGTACAGGGTTTCCTGACCTCGGATCGCCCACTTACGCCAGCCGACCTTCCCGTCGGTGAACTTGGATCGCTTGGTCGGGTCTTTCTCGTCAGGGCCGACGCGCTTCTTGTAAACGATCTCGTGGAACGTCCAACCGTAAATACACATCGACATGATTTGCGACAGCGTCGCATCCCAAGAATCGCTCATGTCGTTTAGGCAGCCCTCAACGAAGGTAGCCGTCTCAATATCGGCCTCGTCAGGGTCACCGTCGACGCTCTGATCCTTGTACGGGTCTATGCGCCATTCGAGGCGCGTGATCACTTTCTCGATCGCGTACAGGAACGCCCCGATGACGGGGTCGTTGTCGGACATCTCCCGGTAGGTCTTGATCCCTTGGATGCCTTGAAGGCGAGTCAGGAACTCGTCGTAAATGAATCCGCTGGTGCGTTTTAGGCCAGTAGTGCCGAGTTCCTGCATGTCGATCTTTGAAACCATGTGTCTCCCACTACTCCTCGTCGTTGGTCTGACGGGTCATCCCAACCAAGATTGTTAGAGCCTCATCATCCTTGAAACCTGCCTCGACGAGGGACTGAAACATCTCATGCGCCTGCGCGGCCCATTGACCCAACGGGCTTAGGCCAACAGGAACCCCGGCACCTTGATCGTCCATTTGAGCAAGTGTACCGGGGTGACTCCCGTTTCTAGGCGTTCGACTGTTTGACCAATCCTGCGTCGATCAGGCCGACGGCTACTCGCCCGTAGTGCCCTTGCAGGCTCCACGCGAGGCCGCTGTTGACGAGGTCTTGGAACAGTCGGATCGTTGCGTTCTCATCGAGTTCCCCATTCTCGTACTCGATGATCGCGGTTGTCAGATCGCTCATGGCTATGCCACCTCCTCAGGACAACTCCGATACCACGTTGATCTGCCGCACCAGCGACGGCAGGCTGTCGGCGTAGACGCCGCTGTAGGACGTGTATTCGTAGCCGTCCATCTCGTACTCGGATGCGACGCGCAGGGTCTTTTTCACGCCGTTGCGGTGAATCTTGTACCCGTGGACGTTGTAGTCGTCGCGTCCGCGCTTGTAGGTGATGTCGATGTATTTCGGCAGGCCGTAGCGTGAGCCGAAACGGAACTGATTGACGACGTTTCCGTCCTCGTCTATGTGTACGCGGCGGTCTCGACCGCCCACGGCGAGCCAAGTGTCGAGTCCGATCTGCTCGTGAATTGTTTGAGCGATTTGCAGGTCTTCCTTGTTGAGCATGGGTTTCTCCT